GCCCATTGGTAATCCACGAATGTCGGCAGCACCGCCGCGGCGAATGCCAGGACAACCCACTTACGCTGGCCGGCTGCATAGATGGCGGCGGCACACAGGGCGAAGGTGAGCAGGATGTTCAACGGCAACCAGTACCCGAACGCCAAGGCATGCACCGGCTGCGCGATCAGGCCCCACATGCCGAGCCTGCGAATAGACTTGACCACATCGGCGCCGGGCTGGGCGAGGTTGTAGGCCATCACCAGCGCGAACAGCGGGAAGGCCACCCGGCCCGCTTCGCTGAGTCCAGGCACGTACCCGCCGTAAATGATCTTGGCGACGTGATCCCCGGTCATGAGGATCACGGCCAGCCACTTCAACAATTCACGTGCGCCGCTGGTCACAGCTTGTTCGGCCCCGGTGCCGTGGTCATGTAGGAATCAGATCGATAGGACGGCGACTCCGGGAAAGTGCCCATGGAGCGCTCCACGTGCTGGGCTACGCCCCCAACCCGCTGCGTTGCTGACTCTGGCCGGGGTCGCTCGGAATCTTCAAGACGCTGCTTGCTGCGTTCCTCCGAGCGCTCTCGGTAGGGGTTATAGACAGGTCCGTTGCGTGCCAGCGTGCGGCATACTGGCTGGCTTAGCTCGTAGGTTGTGCCCTGCTCTGTCAGGCAGCGACAGCTGGCCTCTTGGCGCACGCCCTGCGCATCCAGCCCTTCCAGTGATGACATGCACACCAACTGCGGATCCGAACGCGCCTGCCGCTCATCAAAGACCGGCGCTGTCCAGGGCATGGTACTGATGCGCGGCAGGTGATCCTTGGCATACGCAGCGGCAGTCGGCCAACGCGGCGCCTCTCCCTTCGCTCCCGCTGGGCGGAACGGCGAAGGGGCCGCATCGGCTGACGCCGATTGCGTCCCCTCTTTCCCCTCGCCTTCAGTGAGGGCCGACGAACGCAGCGACGTGTAAGCCCAATAGGCGAAAACGAGGGCAACAACAACCAGCACCGGCAGCAACATCACCTTGAACGGGATGCGCGCCTTGATCGTGTGGACCTCAGCGGACTTGTACTGCCCGAAGACCTGCGACGGCAGCAAGCGGGTCGTGCGCTGCGCCATGTCGCGCTTCGCGAGCGACTTGATTTCCTCGTTCAGCTCGCCCCAGCGATAGACATCAAGCATCTTCGTGCCGAAGCGACGAACCACGTGCGCGTGCGATCCGATCAGGCCGCGCACGAACGGATACAGCTGGTTCGGCTGCTGTGTGGTCCATACGAAGTCCAGGCCACGATGGCGATGCTCAGCCAGATCGAGAACATGGCGCGGGGTCTGCTGGCGGGTCGCGTCATGAAGGTGCCCGAACCACTTCCACGCCTCATCGACAAAGATCAGCGACCCATCTGGAACGATGTAGTTCCCCTCTGCGTCCTTGTTATTCCAGTGGCGCGGATCATCCAGAACAGTCGCAAGGCCGGGGTCAAGTCCATCGATCCCAGCAGCGAATATCGGCCGGCTAGCCGCCTTTGCTTCGGCGACAAGGCGCTCCATCATCAACGCTGTTTTGCCATTGCCGGGCTGACCGGTAAACAGTTCGATAGGCATGTCAGGTCCGCTTTGTCAGAACTGTTTTCACGGCACCCACGGCGAACTTTGCAGTCACCGCCGAGGCAATCATTGTGCAGGCCACGTCGAATTTCATGATGCCCGCATAGGCCACCACCAGTGCGCCGAACTCTCCGCCGGGAGCACCTGCGCGCATAGCCTGTTCCATCTGCTGGATCCACGGATCAACGAGGAACTCGTTGGTTGCCCAGGACAAGCCGAGCCACACCATGGCCTCAGTGACCCACGGACCCCACTTCGAACGAAATATCCCGGCAAGGCCGGTGAGAAGCGAACTGATAAGCCAAGGCATGGTCAGGCGTCCTTAGATGCAACGATGCGGAGAGAGGCCAGCGCAGCAAGGCCCATGACGAAGTACCCGCCGAGAAACAGCCAATCACAGAGCGGCGCTGTGTTGATCTGAATTGCGTTGCCGAAGACCTCAATGCTTGGCGGTTGAGGGCACGTCCCGCCCCAGCCATATCCGCTTGTGTCTGGCGTGGTGGCCGTACCACCACCGGGCGCCCACGCGTCAGACGCGGGACGGTCAGGCGGCAAGGTGACAGTCCCACCTGTCCCGGTAATTGCGTCACGAATCGCCTTAACATCAGCGTTCTCGCCGCCGCCATTGCCCTGCGCCATCTTTTCCAGCGCGCAGGCTGACCGCCACTGCATCAACAACGCGGAATACTCCATCGCGTCGCACTTCTCCCCAGTACAGATCGGCATGGACGCACAAGTGCCGCCCGCGATGTTCCGGTTCTTGCGCGTGTTGCAGTCGATGCGCCACTGGATGCGGGCTTGGCCGCACATGATCGGCGAACCGCTACATGAAGGCGGCGCGCTACAGTCGTCGCCCCCACTGAACGAGTCCTCATTCACTGGATCGGGATTGCCGTCGTTGTCGGCGTCCTTCTTGCAAGTGCCGTCCTGGCCGCGCACCTCACCCTTTGCACACTGGCCGTCGCCGGGAAGGCACTTGCCATCAGGTGAACGAACTTGCCCCGCAGGGCACTCGTTGTCCTTCTTCTTGCACGTTCCATCTGCCTGCTGCGCCATACCTTCCGGACAGGGCTCAGGCGCGCATTCGCCCAACGAGTTGGGCTTTCCGGTCAGACATTCGCTCTTGGGCGGCTCGCATACACGTAGGACCGGATTCCAGTAGTACCCCACGGCCTGCATCGCAGGCGATTCGCAATTCTTCTTCTCATCGTCTGGACAAATAGCCCCAACACTCTGCCAAGAGTAGGTGGCGTCAGCGTTCTTGTGCCACTGACCATCACAACCGTTTCGGCATCCCATGCTCCCGCTCTTTGCACCACCGCCAATGCTCGCCCATGGTCCTTGCCCCGTATAAACAGGTTCCGCTGAGCACTTGTTGATCCAGTAGAAGTATCCACCGAAATACTGGCCCTGCTCGTTTCCGTTACTGTCCCTGCCCCAATACAGAAGCGAATACCGCCCGCTGTTGGAATCGCCTTCCCGAATGCAGTTTCTGCGCGTGACTCCGCCAGGGATGCTGGAATTAATGGGCTTGTGAGACTCACATTGCTGGCGAGCTTCCTCAACCGTGCACATGGCATCACTAGTGCTGCAGTTCTTTGACTGCGCATGCGCATCGCTCAGGCCAAGCCACGCGAGAAATAGTGCAATCAGCGCATATGCAATGCGCCTGACAATCGCGGAAGCGAACACGCGTACAAGCCAGTGCATCAGTTGAAGTCCACGAAAATGATCGCGCAGGCCACCAGCCATGCACACAGCCAAATCCACCCTTCCATCCCAAGCCCCCCTGCCCCGTCCAGGGCGTTAGAAGACCGGGGGGAGGGAGTCGGCCCTGCCCCCCGGCTGCCGTTACATCGCGCGGCGCACCCACTTGTAGACCTTGATGCCGACCAGCACGCTCAGCACCGCAACGCCGATCTGACCGATCGGGCCCAGTGCCGCATTGATCGCCGACACCACAGCGCCCACGTCAACGCTGGTGCCACCCGACGCGAACGCCGGGGCTGATCCCAGTGCTGCGGTACCGACGACCGCCAGCGCGGCGCTCTTGCCCTTCAGGGCCTTCAACATCTTCTGCATGTGTCCTCCTAGGACTGTTCGATTTTTTTGCGAATGAGCCGGAACACGTACGCCAAGGCCCACAAGAGCGCGATCTTTGCGCCGATGGCCTGTGCATCCTCAATCGGCAGTTCCGGCAGCAGCGCCGGTTGAGGAATCCAGATCACAGCCGTGCAGTTCCCCGTGGCCGTGTCCAGGTCGGCTTCGCGGCACGCGGGGATCAGCACGGCCATGGCTTACGGCTTCGCCGGAACGGCTGCGGCCTTCGCCTGCAGCGGAACGAGGTCCACGTAACGCTTCAGCACCAGATCGCCGTACTGGCTCAGTGCGAAGGACTGGGGGTCAATGTCGTACTCGCCCGGGGTGTACGGCGGACGCGAGCCGAGACCGACACGGAACGGCAGTTCGAAGCCGTTGCCCAGGTCGAGGCCAACGGTCTGCGAGCGGTTGATGGTGTTGGTCTTGCTGTTGTGCCGATCTTCAACGGCAGCGGACTTTACGCGGCAGATAGGCATAGTTCTTCTCTCACATAGCGATGGAGTGGTTCACCCTTGGCAATACCGCGAAACCGTCCGGGGTGACCGTCACGGAGGATGCGGCTCTCTGCGAAGTCGGCCCATGAATCGCCGAGCGCTCCGCGAAGGACATTGAGGAAAGGCCCTACCTGTCGATGCGCCCACTCAATACCGGCTTCGACAGAGGTTTCCACTTGCTTTTGCAGGGTGCGCAGTCGCGTGCACACGCCCGTAATGAGGTTCTGCAAGGCGCTGTACGAGCCGCGCAGATACGCGCCGGGGTTCAACAGCACATCCAGCGGGATTTCCATGTGCTTGCCGTACAGGCGCACTTCCGCGCGCACCCAGCGCGAGGACGGGAGGCCTTCGGCCTTGCCCTTTTCATACACGCACAGTTCCTTGTGGCCTTTGCCACCAACATAGAGCGTGCAGCCGGTGTTGTGGCCTTCATCGGAAATGAAGCGATGACGCGGCGGGCAGCCACCCTCGGTAAAGCCGCCCTGAGCGGCGACCTCGCGGAGCGCATGCACGTCCAGGCGTTCGCCTTCGTAGTCGTCGTGCGCGCAGTCAACGCGGGTAATCTTGGCGTCGAGCATGGAGCACTGCTTGTAGACGCGCGGCCAGTCACGAATCCACTTGCAACCCATGCCGGTGAGGCTGAGGCACACGGTGCTCTTCTTGCCGCCGATACCGACGCGGCCGACTACCTCATTCTCCCGGTCGATCAACACCGCCGACTGCTCGTAGAAGTTCCAGTTTTTCTCACGAATCGCACCGGCAACAACTTCGCCACGGAAACCGAAGATGCGGAACAGCAAGAGGTCGAGCTTCTTGCAGTTCACTTCCTCAAGGGCGGAGAGCGGGACCACAATGGTCAGGTAGTCGATAATTGCGTCTTGCTGACCCTTTTGGCCCGTGTTACTCCCCGGGCCAATCTCCGCCGCCGCCCTCTGCCCC